CGCTGCCGTCACCAAGGGGTTCGGTTTGCTGACTGCGGCCCTGGGCAGGTTTAACGTCAAGAGCGCAGTCACTCTTGTGCGCGCTGGAAAGCTAAATACAGCGGTTAAGCGCCTGCGTCTAAGCGCTGCCAAGCCGATCGTATTTACAATCGCCTTGATTGGTTTGGATGCAATTATCCAGGCGTCAAACGAAATTAAAAGGTTGCGTAGAGAAGCCGGACAAAGAGTTCAGGAAGAAAAAGACTTTGACGCAAAAACCTACATTCAGGGCCTGGGTGGGTCGGCGCAAACTAAAGATGTGTTTGAGCGTCAGTTAGCCGAGGTACAAACAACTGCTACTAAAGCTAACAGGACACTTACACAAGCCAATGAGCAGGTAAAGAAATTCGAGAGCTGGAAGGTTTTTGGAGAAACAGGAGAGACTCTCACTGGCACGATATTCAATGTATTAACCGGCATCGAAGCGGCCGAACAGAATGCACGTGCACAAGCAAAAGGCGCGAGTGCAGTAGTTGATAAGACTTACAAACAGCAGGCGGCTCTACTTAAACAGATTCCGCTTGCAAAGCAGCCCACTCCGTCCGACTACGCGGACCCTACCGGTGGTGGCGACGAGGACGGTGGAAGCAAGGGCAAGGGCAAGGTCCTGATGACTCAGCAGGAGCTGCTGCTTCGCAGGCAGATTCGCGAGGCTGTCCTGAAGGAAAACGATCTCGCCAAGGCTGTTGCCACCTACAGACTTGATGTACTTGAGGCGAGCAAGGAAACCGAGGATTCGGTCGCCAAGCAGAACATGCTTGAGGAGGCAAAGCTTAAGCTCCAGCAATCACTGCTTGAGTACAAGGCAAAGCAGGTTGAGAAAGAAAAGGAATTAAAGCGGATCACCTCCGACATCACCTACGACTTCAAGCAGCGTCAGTACCAGCTCGGCCTAATCAGTAAGGAGCAGCTTGTACAGAGCGAGGTGGCCCGCGAGGAAGCAAACCTGCGCGAGCAGACAAAAGACATGGATCCGGCCAAGGCCAAAGCCATCATTGACCAAGGCAAGGAGCTCAAGCGCCGGGAACTGGATCCGACTTTTAAGGAAGCAGCCGAAACCGACTTGGTGTTGATGGAACGCCAGCTCGAGGCCATGCTTGACCCCCTCAATCAGCTCAAGGGTGCAGCAGAGGCCTTCGGTTCAAGCCTGACTAACGCTTTCAACAGCGTCATCACGGGTCAAGCCAGCGTCAAGGCGGCGCTCGCCGGCTTCCTCAAGGACCTGGGTCAGTACTTCCTTGAGTACACAGCCAAGGTCATCACCCAGATGATCGTGATCGCCACAGTCCAGGCCGCGATCAAAGCGCTGGGTGGTCCGAGCTTGAGCGGCGGCGGCGGCATGGACTTAAGCGGAACTGAGACGTTCAATGTCCCGGTCGACCAAATGCCCACAGGAATGCAATTTGCCCAGGGCGGCATCCTCGACAAGGGCCTCAAACGCTACGCCATGGGCGGCGTGGTCAACAAGCCGACCATGTTCACCTACGCCGAGGGCGGCACCGGTCGCTTCGGCCTGATGGGTGAGGCTGGCCCGGAAGCGATTATTCCCCTCAAGCGGGGCAACGACGGCCGCTTGGGCGTATCGGCCTACTTTGCTGACGCCAACGCCGCAATGGCCAAGGGCGCTGCTAATCGCAGCTCTTCTGCAGCCTTCGACGAAAACGCTGAAGCACTGGCCCTGGGCAACAGCTACAGCCGTGAGCGGGTAATGGAGCGCGAGCGTCAGACCATGCTCACAGGTGCCGGCGGCTCAATGTTGATCCAGACTCAGGTGATCAATAACGTCGAATACGCGACGATGGACCAGGTCGCTCAGGCCACTGCCGCCAGCGCCAAACAGGCCCGCGCTCAAGTCTTTGCCGACATGCGCAACAAGCCTTCCACTCGTTCCTCCTTGGGTATGCGCTGATGACCATTGCCATCGGGACATACATCCGCCTTCTCAACGCCAACGGAAGCGACACCGGCTATCGCTTCCAAAACTTTTTTAAAGGCGACACTCGCACCTATAACGGCCAGACCTACACCTTTTCAGGTTTTGGCTTTAGCGGTGGCACGCTTGATCTGGAAGGCGGCAACATCAGTGCCAGCCTTGTCGTCGCGTTGAACCAGCTAAGCCTTGCCGTCTACACGCAAGCGGTCAATGACAGGTGGCTTGTCAAGCTTCGCACCGTGTGGCTCGACCCAGACACGCTTGCCGAAAGCGCGACCTACAGCGAAGAGCTTTACGCAGTGACCGGTCTTGAACATGACAGCTCCAGGCTCTCAGTACGATTAGGTAGCCCCCTTGATGCGGTCCGTGAAAACGCCCCGCGGCGTTCATTGACCCAGCAGCTGGTTGGTTCACTGCCCACTACCGGAGAAATATCACTGCGATGACTCTTTCTCCTAAAGGTGCTGACCATATTGTCCTGCTGCCCCAGGATCGGGAGATCATGGAGATCACCGGTCTAAATGAGAGTGAGTATCGAGAATTTGTCCGCGAACTCAAGCGGCACAGCAAGATTCAACCTGGCACGCCTGTCAATATCGGCGTCGACCTGTTAATCCTTTACATCGTCATTGGCGCGGCGCTTAGCTATGTCGCCACGCTGCTTACCCCAAGGCCTCGGCAGCCGCAGCAGGCCAACGTCACGACCAACACGGTCCAAGGCCAAAACATCGTCAACGGTGCCCGGTACACGCCCAAGGCGGGCTTTGACTCTGTCCAAAACGTTGTTGAGCTGGGCAGCGTTATTCCGATTGTTTACGCCAATCGTCAAACGATTGATGGCGTCAGCTATGGCGGCATTCGTGTCAACACCAACCTGCTGTGGAGCCAGATCTACAGCGTTGGCGGCGGTCAGTTGCTGCGCAGCATCTTTTTGGTTAGCGAGGGCAGCGTTGCGGAGCTCGACCCTACGCAGTTCGCCATCGGCAACAACTTAATTAACAACTACGACTTGGCCATTACGGACCACGGTCGTATCTCTATTTATTACCGGGCTAATGGTGGCCGCCTTAGCGCAGACGATCACATTGCGGGCCAGCTTCCTGCGAATGACCTGGGCAATGCCGAGAACGACGGTGGCACGGACGTATTTCAAGTTCGCGGCGTTGACGATGACTTCGGCTCGGAGTTCTGCTTCGTAAGCACGCCATCTAACCAAACAACGTTTGGCGTTCACAATTTCATCGGCAACAATTTTGGCTTCAAGGTCAATCCGGTGTTCCGACCCGGCGTGATCCTGCAGCCAGGTGCCAGCAACCAAGTCCGTTGCCCTAACGATTGGCAAGCCCAAGCTCAGCGTGCCAAGCAGAACGTCACTTTTGCTGGTCGTGCAGGCATTGTCGGCACCGAGGGCATCACTTCTTTGGCTGTAGGCGACACCGTCACCTACACGATCTATACCAGTACTGACCAAAACCGCCTGTTCACTGAAACCAACCCGAATGGTGCAGATGGTGAAGAAACCTGCGGCGATGTTGCCCAGGCAGTGGCAGGTCGTCAGCGCAACTACGACGAAGCCTTAAGTCTTGGCGAACTGTATCGCGTGGGTAGTGCCGTTGCTATTTGCGTGGCTCGCACAGAAGCAGCGTTTGTTTCTGAGTCGGACAACAGTGGCGTTGGTGGTTCACAGGCAGTCACGGCCACTTTTGAAGTGATCCGCGAAGGACAGGTCAACGTTTACAGCCAGGGCACAATCGAAGGCGACGGCGGCAGGAACGCTACCAACGGCAGTCATATCTACAAGTTTGCTGAGGCAGTTTTCTCAACTGACCGCGAAGCCCGTGTCGTTGAAGTTGGTCTACGCAGCAGCGTGCAGCTTCAGATTAGCGGCTTGGCCAATTTCCGTGACGCTCACAGTTACACCCGTTGCGACAACGAAGCCTGCTTCGATTACAACGGCCAAAACGCTGATGGCATTGAGGCCATTGTATTTCAAAGCGGCACGTACAGCAGCCCCGATACCCGTTACAGCTTCTTCCGCGTCAGCTATCGAGTTGCTGGCACGGACGATGTGTTCACTGAACTGGAGCAACTCTTTGGTGTCCGCAGTGCAACCGGCGTCGCGCTCTACAACTACCTGCGCTTTGAGTTCCCCAGTGCCAGCCGCTGGGAAGTGCGCTTGACCCCAGTAAGTAGCTGGGAAGTCCGTAACAACATCGCCACGGGTGATTTGGAGGTCATGGACCCCCACATCAACAGCATCCGCAAAGTGACA